ACTATGTCAGCAAAATCTGATTTTATTCGTGCAGTTGTCGAAGAGGGCATTACAATGGCCCGTAAATATTTTGGCACGGGCGTTGAAACACAAATTAAAAAAAGCACAGGCGGCCAGAAAAAACTGGATAAAGCTAAGGCTAAGTTTAAGCAAAACAAAGTAGATGCAACAAAAAAGAAAAAGTCGGATGCTGCAAAGGCTAAGACAAAACGTGAGAAAAGTAAGGCTACAGAAAAAGGTCTGCGCCTTAGCAAGAACTACGAAGTGCAAGAAGGTATGGGTCTTGATGCAATTACAGGTAGAGATATTCGTGCTGCCGTAGATGTAGACAAAGGCAAGGCTGGTAAAGTAACACGTTCTCCTGAACCCGGTTTCTTACAGCAACAGCGTAGTGAAGGTTCTCGTGCAAGGGCTGCTCGTAAAGTAGAAGCAGAAACAAAAGCACGAGGCGGTGATAAACAAGCTGCAAAAACTGTTAAGCGAATGGAAGACAAAGATAAGCTGGATACAGCACGTGCTACTGCGAAGGGTGCAGCAAGCCGTGTTAAACCAGACAGCAAGCGAGGACGTGCCGCAGCCGCACCAGAACTAAAAAGTTTGCCGAAAAAAGAAGCACCAGCAAAGGGTGCGCCTATTAATCTAAAGACGGGTGAAATTAATGAAGCTGTCTTTAATAAACTTACACCACCACAACAACAAGCTGCAATTAGAAATGCTGTTGCTCGTGCAGAAGGACCAGTAGCAAGACGTATTAAAGCGCAACTTGAAGAGGTAATGTTAAAATACGGCAGAGGAAAAGCTGGTGAAACAGGTGTAGGCGCACGTAGAGGTGGTCCTAAAGGTATGCGGGGTGCAACCGAAAGAAATATTAAAGATATTGATGAGGGCGTAGGTGGACGTGGCGGCCTTGATTTCCGTAAAGGCGGCAAGGTTACTAAGAAAGCTATTGGCGCACATGACTATCGTATGAACAAAGGTGGGCTATTGCTTTCATCTGTAGATAACAGGAAAAAGAAATAATGGCTGTTAAAGGTGCAACATCAAAGCGTGAGGCTATGGACCAAGCTGTGGCAAACATGAATATGCCCAAGCTAGTAGAACTTATTGAAGACCCCAAGCAACCTGCTGCACTAAAAGCTGCTGCACGTAGGAAGCTGAAGCGTCAGTCTGAAGCAGATAAAACTCCCGGTCCTCGCATGGCAAAGGGCGGTGACACAAAGAAAGTGCCTGTCATTTCTATTGGTGTAGGTATGGCTGAAGTCAAAAAGGGCAAAGCTAAGATGGCTAAGGGTGGCATGGCAAACGGCAAGATGCACATGTACACAGGCGGTGGTGCTGTAAAAGATAAGATGAACCCCGGCCTAAAAGCATTACAAAAGGAAGCACCAGAAGTAGTAGCTAGAATGCTCAAGAAGTAATGCACCCCGTAGAAGCTGACATACGCAAATGGTCTCACGAGTTTCTTGAAATACCAAGTGAGATGTTAAACGGGCTACCGCCCTGTCCATACGCCAAGCAAGCATGGCTTGATAACAAAGTTGTATTCAGTATCAATACAGGCATAGACGGTCTAGCAAAAGAAGTTGCAGACTTTGAACAGCATAACTATGACATTGTTATATGGGCAAGTGAACACCTACCTGTCATGGAATACTTAGACGGGTACTGTGATGGCATAAACGAAGCCATGTCCATTGCAGGTAGAGATATGCACCTGATGGTGTTTCATCCAGACTACGATGCAAATGAAGCAGGTCTGGATTTCCTAGTAGATGATGTTACAGATGAAGACCTAGATTATTGCATGGTCTTTGTACAGAGATTGTCCACACTGGATGATGCATCATTGAGTTTAGAAAAGTCAGGATACTACCAGCACTTTCCTGACGATGTATATGAGTCACTCGTGCTGGATAGACGGAGACTTCGCAATGGCGGGTAAAGCAAAAGCAGCTAATAAAAAAATGATGCGTGGCGGCATGGCAAAAAAGAAAATGCGTGGCGGTGGCATGGCTAAGATGGCGCAGAAGAAAATGATGCGTGGTGGAATGGCTAAGAAAAAGATGATGCGTGGTGGCGCAGTTAAGAAGAAGTAATGGCTAGATTCTATAGCACAGAAAAACTAGAAAAGAAAAAACCTAAACGTAGACCGGGTGTGCATAAAAAGAATGTCAATAAACGTAACAAACCTAAAACGTACTTTGGTTAGACACCTTGGATTGGCTTTGCTCAAAATGGGCAAGCCTTTTACTTCTATAGGCAACTGGTTTTGGCGTAAACATAGAACTGTGTTAGGTTGGAATGACTAATGCCTGTACTTGCTTCTGGTTCAAAGTTTGTGACACATGCTACTGCTCTTACAGGCACAAGTGATACAGACTGCTACGTTGTACCTAAGAACTTTTCATCTCACGTAGAACATTTGATGATTGCTAATAATGATTCTAGCAATCGTAACTACACACTTAAATATTATGAGAAAGATACAAACACTACACATACACTTGTATCTAGTCACGCAGTATCTGGTGCGTCAATAGAATCTGTGTTTACAGTAGACAAACCTTTATATATTCATGCTGAAGATAAAATCATAGTAGCCGCAACAACAGGAAATACACTAACTGTGGTTATAGCCGCAGAAGAGTTCTATGACCCGAATAGGTAATAACTATGGCAACACGTAAAGCACCAAAGAAACCTGCTAAAAAGAAAAGCACTGTAAACAAGGCAGGTAATTATACTAAGCCTGAATTGCGAAAGCGTTTGTTTAACAGAATTAAAGCGGGTGATAAGGGTGGTAAAAAAGGTCAGTGGTCAGCAAGAAAAGCCCAAATGCTGGCCCTTGCTTATAAACGTGCAGGTGGCGGTTATAAAAGCTAATGGCTGCAAAACTAAACGAGAACACTGAGGTTGCGTTACCCCTTCGCAACATTATCAGCATGGTTGCCGCAGCCTCACTCGCAACGTGGGCATACTTTGGTATCATAGAGCGTCTTAATCAGATAGAGACAAACATCACAATGATGGAGTCTGACTTAGGACAGAATACTGAGTTTCGTATTAAATGGCCCAGAGGAGAGATGGGCAGTCTACCTGCCGACAGTGAACAGTTCATGTTAATTGAACACCTTGCTGACCAGCTAGATGAACTGACAGCACAGATAGATGAAGGTCGTGCGCCACATGACCAACAACAAAAACTAACTTTGGAGTTTTATGAGAAACGTATCAGTGCCATAGAAGCACGACTTGAAAAAATGCGAAACGGAAACTATGGTGACTGAAACAATTACTTTGATACTTTACCTTGCGGGGAATGTAGCTGAACACACAGCATTTGAAAAGCTGTCAAAGTGTTTAAAAGCTAAACGCACGATAGAAAGAAACTTGTACAAAGACACAGGCAATGTACGGTATTCTTGTGAAAACAAAACAGTTGAAATTAGCAAAGGTCCAGACGGTAAGAATTACATCGTAAAGATTGTGGAGTAGCAAATGTTAGCAGAGATAGCCGCAGCCAATGCAGCATTTGCAGCAATCAAGATGGCTATCAAAAATGGACGTGAGATTGCTGACGTTGCTTCACAAGTAGGTAAGTATGTAAATGCCACAGAAGACTTACGCAGAAAAGGCGAGAAAAGAAAACGTAGTGCAGGTGGTGCAGACTTAGAAGAGTTCATGCATCTTGAAAAGCTAAAGCAGCAAGAAGAAGAACTGAAGCAGCTTATGATATATACGGGCAGACCCGGACTGTGGCACGATTGGATAAAGTTTCAGGCACAAGCACGTAAAGATAGATTAGCTGCAGCAGAGGCACGTAGACGAAAAATAAAACAGTGGACTGAGATAGCTATTATTGTTTTCCTATGTGTGCTTGGTTTAGTTGCTCTTGCTGCACTATTTAGCTGGGCTATGTTTTTAAGGAATTTATAATGGCACTTAAAGGACCACAGAAAAGTTTAAAGGCTTGGGGCAAACAAAAGTGGGGAACAAAGAGTGGGAAACCGTCCAGTGAAACTGGTGAACGGTATTTACCGAAGGCCGCTATCAAAGCCTTATCACCGCAGGAGTACGCAGCAACAACCGCTGCTAAAAGAAAAGGAACTCGTGCTGGTAAGCAGTTCGTCAAACAGCCTAAAGCGATATCAAAGAAAACTGCCAAATTCAGAAGAGGCGTATAATGTTAACAGCACTGATAGGTCCAATAGCTAATTTAGCAGGGAGTTGGATGGATGGAAAAGTTGCTCAAACGAAAGCTGCAGCGACAGCTAAAGTTGCAAAAGCGAATGCTGAAGCAGCTATCATGGAGAAAAAAGCCACTGGTGAAATTGATTGGGACATTGAAATGGCTAAGTCTTCGTCTACGAGTTGGAAAGACGAATGGCTAACAATTTTATTTTCTATACCACTTATACTAGCTTTTATTCCCGGCATGGAAGATGTGGTACAAAATGGATTTGAACAACTCAACAAAATGCCTGAGTGGTATCAGTATTCCTTGGGAGTTATCGTTGCCGCTTCTTTTGGAGTTCGTTCAGCTACAAAATTCTTTGGTAAAAAATGAAACACATAATAACTCTACTCAAAGAAATGTTTACGTACAACCACGTGGGTGATTTGTCTCAGCATAGACAACACACACTTCGCTATGAGGACTTGTGTAAATAATGGTTGATTGGTGGAAAAGATGGCTGCAATTTAATGTTACAGCAAAGCTAACTATGATTGCTTCAGTTGCAATGTCGTGGCGTTGTGCAGAATGGTTTATGAATCTTGAAGACCCAACAACACAACAGTCAGCATTTGTTTCTGTTATTATGGGTGTTATGACAGGTGTGTATGGTATCTATCTAGGCAGAGAGTCAAGAGGCAAGTAAATGAAATACATTCGTACACATTTAATTAAACAGCTTGTTCAGAGTGAAGGTTTGCGTCTTGAAGTATATCAGGATACACTTGGTATTGACACAATAGGTGTGGGCAGAAATCTTGAAGACAGAGGCATTACTCAAGAAGAACTTGATGCTTTGGACCTCCCAAACATAGAAGCAGTGTATGAGCATGGTATTACTGAGTCTGACGCTGCATATCTATTAGAGAATGACGTACAGATAGTTGAGGAAGAACTGCTTAAAGCGCACCCTTGCGTGGCAGATTTAGACGCTGTACGTCAACTTGTACTGGTAGACATGGCATTTAATATGGGTGTGCCAAGACTGTGTAAGTTTAAAAAAATGTGGGCTGCTGTGCATGAAGGAGACTTTCCTACTGCATCACGTGAGATGTTAGACAGCCGTTGGGCTGTGCAGGTAAAAGGACGCAGCCACAAGTTAGCACATGCTATGCATCATGGGGAGTTAAAGTAATGGCTAGTGAATTTGTAAAAAGAGGTAAGGACGGAGTTGCCCGATTATACAGAGGTAAATTTGGCGGAGACTCTCAGCTTATAGGTAAAGCATCTAAAGACGATATAAAAAGATTAGGTATTAAAGGTGAGATTGGTGCAATAGAAGCTGCTAAAAAAGCTATATCAGGTTTGTTTTCAGGTGACGATAAAAAGAAAAGTAAATCTATTTCTGAAGGATTAGGTTCTTTTGTTTCTAGCCTTTCAAAAAATAAAGGTGGCTACATAGGTAAACCACGCAAAGGACACACTGACTATCGTTTTAACAAAGGTGGCATGGTTATGTCATCTACAAACAATATGAAAAAGAAATAATGGCTAGAGAACTAAACGAAAGACAACAGAAGTTTCTGGAAGTCCTCTTTGAAGAGGCTGGCGGTGACGTAGTTGCCGCTAAGAAACTGGCAGGGTATTCAGAAACTACTGCTACAACTGCAATTGTAAAAGGTCTCAAGGAAGAGATACTGGAAGCAACGCAGATGTACATGGCTCGTAATGCACCTAAAGCTGCTATAGCTATGACAGGTGCATTGTATGACCCAACTGAACTTGGTATCCGTGATAAGATGTCAGCAGCTAAAGAGTTGCTTGACCGTACAGGTTTAATTAAAACAGAGAAGGTGCAGGTAGAGGCAGCAGGTGGTGTGATGCTTATGCCAGCTAAAGCACCAGTAAGTGACGATGACTAGAACAGCAGGGCGTTGGAAATTACCACAGCCAACAGACATTAAAGAAGAAAACGAATGGGTACAGATACCACGTATTGCACGTACTGTACCATTTGGTTACAAGCAAAATGAAGAAGACTCCGACATTCTTGACCCCATTCCAACTGAGTTGGATTTGCTTGAAAAGGCCAGAGCGTATACAAATCAATACAGCTATCGTGAGGTAGCTAACTGGCTTAGTACAAATAGCGGTAGATACATATCGCATGTAGGATTGAGAAAGCGGTTACAACATGAGCGACAGCGTAAGAACCAAGCTGCAAGCCTCCGCAAGTGGGCAGAGTATGCGGAAAAGGCAATCTCCAAAGCGAAAGAGATTGAAGAAGCAAGAACAGGAGCAAAAGCCGCAGGTTGATATACAGGATATTGAATACGAAACAGAAGCAGTTGAAGAACACGCTAATGTTTTATTTAAACCTAACCCCGGCCCACAGACAGACTTTCTTGCAGCATCTGAGCGTGAGGTTCTTTACGGTGG